CGAGATTGCCTCTTGTCTCGTGGGCTCGGAGATGTGTATAAGAGACAGAAAGAAAACCATTTTTTGGATTATCCAGATGATTTTGAGTTTTTAAGTAACAGTAAATTTTTAATTAATAAAAGTTTTAGTTTTAAGTTGGACAATCGAAACATCAAGCCTTATGTCGATAGCTACGGGCCGCAGATAATCAGTGCCGTCCAAAGCTGGCTTGTGAAGAACAAAGACGGAAAAGAGGTTGATTGGTGCTTCATTACCAAGCAGTTTGAAAACTTCCGCAAACGAAGCGGTCGACCATTGATGATGAGTTAAAGGGAGAAGCAGGAGATGAAAATCAGATTATTAGAACTTTGTGCCGGATATGGCAGCCAAGCATTGGCTTTGAAAAATTTGGGCATAGACTTTTATTCAGAGATTGCCGAGTTTGATAAATACGCAAGCCAAGCATATATGCAGTTACACGGCGAAACTAAGAACTACGGTGATATTTACAAAATTGATGAAACTAAACTGCCATATTTTGATATGATAACATATTCGACTCCTTGTTTTACAGAGGATTCTCTTGTTTTAACTGAAAAAAGGGGTTTCCAAAAAATAATTGATATTCAAATAGGTGAAAAAGTTATCACTCACGATGGTAATTATAAAACCGTTGAAAATGTTATAAATAACGGTAAGAAAAAAACTGTTAAAATTTATGGTATGGGAATAGATGAAATTCACACAACACCGAATCATTTATTTTATGTTAGAGAAAAATCTCACGTTTGGAATAATAAAACTCGTTCTTATACGAGAGTATTTTCCGAACCTGTATGGAAACAAGCCGATTCGTTAAAAAGAACCGATTATATGGGTATCCCTATTAACAAAAAATCAGAAATACCAGAATGGAATGGTATAACTTTTGTATGGTCTGATGGAAGAAAAGATAGATATAAAAATCAATTATCACAATATATGAACAACAAAGATTTTTGGTGGTTGATAGGTAGATACATAGCTGACGGATGGTTTAGAAATAACGGTGGAATTATAATTGGATGTGGCAAAAAGAAATTTGTCGAAATGAAAGAAAAATGTGATTCTATTGGTTTAAATTATAACATATTAGAAGAAAGAACTGTTATTAAATTTTATTATCAGTTAAAAGAATTAGAATTGTTTGTACAATCTTTCGGTAAATATGCTTACGGTAAAAAAATACCTTCGTTTGTTATGGATTTACCTGTTGATTTACTAAATTCTTTTCTCAATGGTTATATGTCTGGAGATGGTTGTTTTACAAACGGAAGATTTAAAGCAACATCTGTAAGTCGTGAGTTAATTTATGGACTAGCACAATGTATAGCTAAAGTTTACAAACAACCTTATTCTATTTATAAAACTGAAAGACCTAAAACAACTGTTATTGAGGGGAGAACTGTAAATCAAAAAGATACTTATGAATTGTGCTTCAAGAAAGAAAAAAGACCACAAGACAAAGCATTTTATGAAGATGGTTTTATTTGGTTTCCAGTAACTAAAGTTGAAGAAGATGAAATTGAAACAGTTTATGATTTAACTGTTGAGGAAAATCATTCATTCACAGTACAAGGAGTTATAGTTCATAATTGCCAAGACTTCTCAGTTGCCGGAAAAGGCAAAGGCGGAGATAAGGGCAGCGGAACACGTTCAAGCCTTTTGTGGGAATGTGAGCGTATTATCCGCGCCGTTAAACCAAAATATCTTTTAATGGAAAATGTCAAAAACCTTTTAAGCGATAAACACCGACATAACTTCAATGAATGGTTCAAAGTTCTTGAGGGTATGGGATACACAAACTATTACAAGGTTCTTAATGCCAAAGACTACGGCATACCGCAGAACCGGGAGCGTATATTTTGCGTGTCAATCCTTGGCGGTGGCCAATATCTATTCCCAAACCCGAAACCCCTTGAGAAACGCTTAAAAGATATGTTGGAGGATAATGTCGATGAAAAATATTATTTATCCGACATAAGTGTTAATCGACTTCTTAAACGGAGAGATGGTTTAGGATATAAGCCCTGTATAAATGGAGAGGTAGCTGTAACATTAACAACAAAACCTGGACAAAGAAACTCTGATAATTACATACAGGAACCTTTTGTTGTCGCAAGTCGTGGACGAAACATCGAAAATCCAAGCGATAGGACAGCAGGAAAACCAACAGAACAAAGGCTTGAGATAAATAAAACAGGTTGCTCAAACACTCTGACAAGCGTTCAGGAAGATAATTACGTTGTTCAGCAAATAGGAAATATTATTGAAACAAATTCTTTCGGTGGAAATCCGCAAAGAGGGCGAATAAATTCGCCATCTGGATGTTCTCCGGCTTTGAACACTTGTCAAGGTGGCGGTTTAGAACCGAAAATTTTATGTGATGGCATTGGTAATAATCCGAATAAAATAGAATTCAATGGTTTTCATAGCATATCTCCGGCACTTATGGCGTCTGATAGCAAAAATGTAAAAATATATTCAGACGGTTATCGCATTAGAAAATTAACCCCAAGGGAATGTTTTAGGCTTATGGGTGTGAAAGACGAGCAATTTAACCGCTTGCATGGCATATCAAACTCGCAACTATACAAGCTTGCCGGAAATAGCATTGTGGTTGACGTTTTGGAAGCAATATTCAAAAATTTACTTATGCCTGAAACAACCGACACCAAAGGGCAATTAAGTTTGTTTTGAAACAACAGGGGGAATAAGACAATGACGGATAAAGGAAAACAGCCAACGCAATTTGAGGAATTTGACCGCAAAACGCAAGATATAATCCGAACCGTTGGCGAAATAATGAAAATACCGGAATATCCGAAGATATTTTCAAGTTTTCAAAAAAAGTTTGTTTTGCCGAAGTTCGTTTGTTATTACGTGCTTTATGAGCGAGGATTAAGTTATCCACAGATAGGGCGTAAGTTCAAGAGAAACCATACCACCATCATGAGTGCCATTGCCAAAGCAAAAAAGCTACCGGAGTGTATTGTCATTGCAAACATCGTGAACGCAAAACTCAAAAGACAAGAGGAGCAGGAAACGGTTATTGTCAAATACCGCACAGGAGAGCAAAAAAACAAGCTCTATGACCAAATAAAAGGTTATATCAACAACGGCATGAGCGATGAAGAAGTTTGCCTTAACGTGGACATTCCTGCCGAAAGCACCGAGGAAATCATCAATTTAATCAAACGCAGATGCAAAATGAAAAAAATACCGGATTATAAAAACTGCACAATCAAGCAAATTTATGTTTGACAATTACAATAAAGGGTTATAATATTTTTATGTTTTTATAGTATTTTTTTTGAGAAACATCAAAAAGGAGAAATGAATGAACGGTAAAAAAGCAAAGAAACTCCGCAAGTTTGCAAAACAAATGGCCACCACAGATGCCGATGTGGAATACAAACTTACAAGAAAGCATTTGATTGAACTTCCTAACTTGCCAAAGCCGGTAATGTGTGGAACGGTTGTCATGAAAGAAACATGCACCAGAGCCTTGTATAAACAACTTAAAAGGGGAATGTAATGCTTAATGCAATATCACATATGACTAAATCCGAAAAGCAAGCGACCTTGAATCAGGTTAAGTTTTTGAATGAAGCCTGTGAGGTGGACCAAGATGAGGTTATGCGAGCCGTTACAGAATATGGTATTTTTGTCAACGATTTAATACACTTCAACATGATGAAGTGCGAAGTGCTGCAAGATACCGGAATGCCTATCATTCCATTTACCGCAGAGGATTATAAAAATATTTGCGAGCAAAAAACCGAAGATGAAAGCCGCAAAGTTTTGTGTGAAATTTTAGCTAAAAAAACAACGGAGATGAAAATTACAGAACCAGAACAAACTTCTATGATAACCAAAGAAGATGACGAAAAAAACAACATCATCGGCGGCATTGCCGTTGATCGCTTGCGTTCTTTGATTGAGCGTATTGAACGCTTGGAAGAAGAAAAAGCCGCCATTGCTTCTGACATCAGAGATATATTTGCCGAAGCCAAAGGAGCCGGATTTGATACAAAAGCCATGCGTGCATGCATCAAGCTTCGCAAAATGAGAGCTGCAGACAGAGATGAGCAAGAATACCTCATCGAAACCTACCGCAAAGCATTGGATATTTAATTTTTTCATAGTGGCTGATTCCAAAGGTTGGATGGCGACAACCTATAACGGTATAATCGGAAACGCAAACGCTGGGCCACAAAAGTATCATATACAGCTAAATTATACCAACCGCCATAATTTTTTTAATTTAGGAAAGAGATAAAATGACACGAGGAGAAGAAATATTCAACATCCGAAAGACAATGCAGATGGGTCGCAAAGCCTTTGCTGCGGTTTGTCTTAGACGGAGCGAGCCGTCTGTCATCAAATATGAGGAAGGCAAGGTCAATCCACCGGATAAGGTTATGGAAAGAGCCAGAAAGTGGCTTGAACTTTATAACGAAATTCACGAAGTAAGAAGAAGATAAGTTGGAGATGATGAAATGAGAACAAGCGAATACGTATCACTTGGACACCCGGACAAAATTGCAGATTACATAAGCGAGTATATTCTTGACCGCATTCTTGAGCAAGACCAAAATGCCAGATATGCGTTGGAAGTGCAAATAAAAGACAAGTTTGTTACCCTCGGTGGGGAAATCAGTACAAAAGCCAGCATTTCTGCCGAAAAATGGGTAAAAGAAGCCGTTGAGGAAATCGGTTATACGAAGAAATATGCCGAGAAATGGGGTGTGGAAAATACAATTTGCTCGGATGACTTAGAAGTGCGTGTGCTTTTCTCAACCCAAAGCCCGGACATCGCTCAGGGTGTTAATCGTGACGGATGGGGCGACCAAGGCATATTTTTCGGTTATGCGGAAAACAACCCGGACACGAATTATATGCCTTTGGATCATTTCCTTGCCAAAGAGCTGAATAATCTCTTATACACTAAAGCTAAAATATCCGGCATCGGAGGCCTTGACATCAAAACCCAAATCACACTCGATGATGACGATATGATTGAAGAAATCATCGTAGCCATTCCGGCCAAAGACAAAAAAGAGTTTGAAAAGATAAAACGCACAGTTGAAGCATGGGCAGGAAAGAAGAACATAACCCCCACCACAATAACAATCATCAACGGCACCGGAAAATACATCAAGCATTCATCCATGGGAGATTGCGGAACCACCGGCCGCAAGTTGGCGGTTGACTTCTATGGCGGAAACTCCCCCATCGGGGGCGGTAGCCCATGGACAAAGGACGGCACCAAGGCAGACCTTGCTTTGAACCTTGTCGCCAGAAGTGTTGCTATTTGCGACCTTATAAACTCAACGCATCCGTTCAAATTCTCCACAGAATGCCGCCTGAGCTGCTGCATTGGCAAGACACAAATAAACGCAACAGTGCTTATAAAAGACAAATACGGCCAACTTCTTGAAAGACATTCAAACAAAACAAATTTGTGTCCTACTAAAGTTATTGGAGCATTCGGTTTGCAAAATCCAAAATTTGCGTTATTATGTGAAAGGGGATTATTTGGTGTTGATGATGATGAACACCCATGGGAGAATTAAAAAATGCCGTTTGTTGAAGTCAAAAAGAATGGAAAGACTACATTCCGATTTGTCAAAGACTTAAAAGACTATGATGAAAAGCGATATCAGAATGAAGAACAAGGGGATCTGACCACCGGGTCGGCTTCCCTTGTTTGCGTTGGAATATCCAAAGAACGATTTGATGAAATCTTTAAAAAGGGGGAAAAAGATGCTTGAGCGAGAAGAAGACGTTAACCCGGACAAATACGCACTTGAAGAACCTTTGATATTTAAGGCTTCAATCTTTAACAACCTCAAAGACAAAAATATGCTGACCCAAATAAGCCGGCTCAAAGCGGAATATCTTGAGGAAATATCCAAAATATGCAACATGCCTAAAGAAGACTTTGCAGACGAAACGCAAATTTATGTTGTGGCTCAAGATATCAACAATCGTGTCATTGGGTTTATATCGGTTGGGTTTAACCATCCGGTCAAGGAAGTTTGGTCGTGCCACGTTTATACAGTGCCAGAGCATCGGAAAAAAGGCGTTTATAAAGAAATGATTGAACGCCTTAAGCTATTCACCAAGCAAATCGGATACAAGCGGATTGTGTCCGGGGTGTTCAAAGCCAACAAAGCAAGCAAAAGAGCTCATCAAAAAATCGGTTTTGAAGCCGTTTCTGACATTATGTACCTGAACATTTTGTAAAATCTTATCGGGTTTATATTGTAATTTTGGAGAAAATCATGGCAAGAGGAAATAAGAACACATTAAAAGTTTACACCTCAGAAGAAGCTCGCTTTTATGGTTCTATGGGCGGCAAAGCATCAGCCGATGCCAGAAGACGAAAGAAAAGCCTGAAAGAACTGACACAAGCCTTGCTTGAAATGAAGCCGCATGACAAGATAGCCGCAAGGTCAAAGATACTATTTCCAGATGTGGACCCGGAAGATTTGACCAATGGCATGGTGTTGGCCATGGCGATGTTTGACAAGGCGATAAAAGACCAAGACGTAAAAGCGGCTCAGTTTGTGAGAGATACGGCCGGAGAGATGCCGGAGCAGGTTATAAGCGGCAACCTTGGACATTCAACTGTCTTTGTTACCGAAACAGAGCAAAACAAAATCATCAAGCATATTCAAGAAGTATTAAATGATGGCCAATCAAAAGACGAAGAAACAACCAAAAAAGCAAGCAAGCCCAAAAAAGGAACAAAAGCAAAGAAAAAACAATAATGCTTCATCGGGCGAAATAAACCGAGAATACCTTGGCAAGACTTTGCTTGATGCCGGATTTGAGGTTTGGTTTCGTTATATGTTCCGAGTTCTTGAGGGCAAGCCTTTTATTATAGACCGTATCCACAAGGATATGTTCAATGTTTTTGATGACCTATATAACCTGCGAATAACTCGCGAATGTATGAACATTCCGCCCCGCGCCGGAAAAACAACCCTTTGCAAATATTGGCTCATTTACTGCCTAACCAAAAATCCGCAGTGTAATTTTATTTATACTTCATTCTCGCAAATGCTCTTGTCCGACATTGCCCGAGAGGTGGCTCAGATTTTAGAGCATCCGATTTATAAGGAACTATACGGTAACGGCTTGTATGGCGTGGAAGAAAAGGAAGAAAACCCGATTGATGACTTCTGGCGTGAATATCTGCTGAAAGAAACCGGCAAGGCGGTATATGCAAGCAAACGCATCATCACCGCAAAAGGCGGACAAATTCTGTTTGCGTCCATCGGGTCGACAATCACCGGTTTTGGTGCCGGCATAAGAGGAGCAAAAGGCTTCTCCGGGGCGTTAATCTGTTTTCCGTACGACGAATTAGTTTTAACGGAAAAAGGATATAGAAAGATTGGCGAAATTGTTGAAAATAAAGAGGATATAAAAGTTTGGAGTTATAATTTTGAGAAAGAAAGACCAGAGCTTAAACGCATAGAAAGACATATTAAAAACATAACCCCTACTAAACAATGCTTTGTTGAAGTCAAATTAAGTAATGGAAAGAGCTTTATTTGCACAGATAATCACAAAGTATGGACAAAGAATAGGGGCTATGTTGAAGCAAAGGATTTAACAAGTATAGATTGTGTTGTTACCTTTTCTAATCCTTTTTATTTGGTTAATACTAAGGTTAAAAATTTTTGCAACTTCTTGTCTGGGAATGTTCTTATCTCTGATTTTTTCCAAAGCATCAGAAGAAAGTTCAATCTTTTTTCTGGGCGTATAGTTAATTTCTTTAACAAAATTTTTGAAACTTTTTCTTGTTTTGATTGCTTGAACAGTTCCGGGATGACAATTAAAAGCAAGAGCAATCTCTTTCAAACTTCCTTTTGCTTTAGCAATTTCTTCAACATCTTTTCGAGAAAGTTTGGAACGAGAAAAAACCAAAGTACCAAGTTCAACAGCATCTTGCATATTTTCCGATTTAGTGCCATATCGCAAATTTTCAAGACGATCGTCAGATGGATTGCTATTAAGGTGTCTAACTTCTATTCCTTTTTGTTGCACGCCAACGAAAGCCCACAAAACAAGTTGATGAACACCAATGGTAAGGGTTTTATTATCTTTTCGAAGATTAACAACCTTGTAACCTTTTCTATTAGAGGGATTAAGTCGTTTTTCTTTGAGCTTAATAATTCTTCTTTTATCTCCGCTTCCCGTAAATACATCTCTAGAGCAGCTTATAACATCTCCAAAATTGGAAACTCTATAAAGTCCATCATATCCGGGGATGTCTTTGTAAATAATATTAGCGTTGTTTGTCATAATCACACCTCTTATTGTCTTACTGTGTATGAAAATCATAATCTGTATGTTGGTAAATGTCAAGTATTAGTTTCTAATTGCGATGATGCAAACAAGCCGGCCGATATTCAATCTGAGGTTATGCGCGAAAAAGTCCGCAAGTATTACGATGAAACCTTGCTCTCACGCTTGAACGACAGTAACGTGCCGATATTTAACATTCAGCAAAGGCTCCACCTTGGCGATTTGTCCGGATATTTGCTTGAACAATACAAATTTGACAGCATCATAAAGCCGTTGCTTGAACCGGACGGCACATGCAACATCGCAAGCCAATACACCCCAGAGCGTATCAAAGAAATCTCATTCAATGATACCATGTTCCAAGCACAATATCAGCAATCACCGGTAGCCGAAAAAGGCAACATCATCCAACGTGATTGGTGGGGAATGTACGATGCCGACCATACCGCAATTGATGGCAAGCTGATAATAACGGCCGATACCGCATACAAAAAGACAAAGACCGCCGACTATTCATGCTTCCAAGTTTGGGAGCTCTTGCGCAAAGAGATGCGTTTGCGTGATATGATTGTCGGCAAGTGGGAATTTCCCGAACTTTTGGAAAAAGCCATTCAGATATGGCGAAAGTGGACGGACGACAGCTTAATCAATCCGGCTGCATTTATGTACATTGAAGACAAAGCATCCGGCATCAGCTTGGAGCAAACGCTCATACAATCCGGCATCAATGCCATTTGTTGGAAGCCCAAAGAATATGACTACCCAGAGGACAAGGTCGGCAGAACACGAGAGCTTTCATGGGATGTTTATCGTGGTCTTGTAAAATTGAAAAAAGATGATAAAATGAGCCAGTATCTCGTCAACGAAGCAGCATTGTTTGCCGAAGACATGTCGCACAAGAATGACGACAGCGTTGATAGTGCATCAATGGCTCATTCTATTTGGAGATACGCCGGGGGCGGACAATAAAGGAAACACCAATGACACGAAGAAACAAAAACAAATCGCAAAAAGTTGCTAACACCATTTTAACCGGAGCCGGAGCAAACACCACGCAAGACCGTGGAAGCCAGCAAACGGCGGCCATATATTCACGCAACCCATATTTTAGAAACGACTTTTACAGCCGTTGGCAAGAGTGGGTGCGTTGGTACAATACCAGTTGGGAAGCCGGAAAAATTGTTGATATTCCTGTGCAAGATGCATTCCGCATTCCGGTAAAGATTACCGGACTTGAACAACCGGACATTGAAGCCATCGAGAAGTACATGAAATATCTTGATGTCAACAACAACTTCAAGCGAGCCGCCACCATTGAGCGATTGCTTGGCGGTTGTGTCATTATTGTTGGTGTGAAAGATGAAAACGACAACCCGGAATCAGTTCTTGACCTAAAAAGACTAAAACAAGGCGGCATTACGTTCTTAAATGTCATCACAACCGAAAAAATCACGAAATGCGAATATGAAACAGACGTATTCAGCCCGGAATATGACAAGCCGAAATATTACATGATAAACGGCATAAAGACCCACGTCAGCCGATTGATTGTCTTTGATGGCGACCCATTGTTTAATCATACATCCATGAACCTTTTGCAAAACTTCCGCTACAATCCGGCAGGCTTTGGCGAGAGCGTATTATCCAGATTATATGATAGCCTTGTCCGTGCCACCGGAACGCAAGAGGGAGCATATCACCTTGTGAACCTTGCCAGTGTTCTCTTGGTCAAATGCGAACGCTTTATTGACCTGCAAGCCACCAGACAAGGCAATGCCGCATTGAATATGCTTGATAAGATTGCCGAGCAACTGAGCATATATCGTGGAGCGGTTATTGATGGCAAAGGAACAGAGATAGCTCAACACTCCGCAACATTTGGCAGCGTGCCGGAGCTTTTGAACACATACCTACAAATTCTTGCGGCCGGCTCCGATATTCCGGCAACTCGTTTCTTGGGCGATAGTCCGTCAGGCTTAAACTCCACCGGAGAGAGCGACCTTGAAAACTACTACAACAATGTTGACAGCTACCAAACCACACGCTTGGAGCCAAAATATCGCAAAATGCTTGATATTATCGGCTCTTGCATTTGGGGCTTTAATGTCTGGAAAGAAAAATCGCAAAACCTAGAACTTGAGTTTGAGCCGCTTTGGAACATCAACAAAATGGATCAGGCAACTGTTGACAAGACCAGAGCAGACATTCTCCGTCAGTTCAAAGAAGACGGCATCATCAGCGACAAGCAATACGCCGAAGAAATCAATAGCAAGAAAATTCTTGATATTGAGCTGGACGTTGAAGAATATGACGAAGACCGAGAAGAATTGATTGACGGCTCAGACATCCCCAGCTTGCGAGATGAAACCGACCGAGTAATTGATACCATAGGAGCTAAGCCGAATGTCGATAGCGGTGTTAAACAAGAAACCGGACAAGGTTAAAAAGAGCCAAAAGGCTAATCCGATAAAAACCCCGAAGACTTTGGAAGATGACGCTCGGATAAGCATTAACAAGATTGTGCGTGAGGTAAACGCCGAACTCCGCGCCATTTCGGATAATGCGAAGACGAACACGCCGGAGCAGACCGCCGCGCTCTTAAACGACTTCAAGCGCAGATGGCGGGTTATTATTGAGCCAATAGCCGATAAAATCAGCAAAGAGTGGGTAAAAGCCATTGATGAAAACAACTATGAAAAAACAATGGCTATGCTTCGTAAAGCCTTTGGCGTAGATATTGTCACTATATTGGAAGACAAAGACATCGCCGACACGCTTGAAGCCATGCGCCTCAACATGGTAAACCTGATTGTAACCATACCGGAAGAAGCATTAAAAAGGGTTTCTCTGCGTATTTATGAAAACTACCAAGGGATACCTATGCCGGAAAACCGCACGCTCCAGCAACAAATAAGCCAAGAGTTCAAAACAACATACAGGCAAGCCAAAGTCATCGCGCGCGACCAAACCGCCAAAGTCAATGCGTCATTAAATAAAATCCGGCAGCAAAAGCTCGGCGTTGATATTTACATCTGGCAGACAATGAGAGATAGCCGGGTTGTCGGAAAGCCGGGCGGATTATACCCTAAAGGCAATGACGCGCACGGCAACCACTACATTATGCAGGGTTTATACTGCAAATACAGCGACCCGACAGTATTTTCTACCGACGGCAAGACATGGCGGAAAAGGACGGCGACAATGCCAAAGGGCGAGCCGGGGACAGATATTCAATGCCGATGCTTTGCCGAACCGGTTTTATATTGGGAAGCCGTCAAAAAAAATCTTGTCGTGGCCTAAGAAAATCAAGCACTCTGTAAAAAGAGTGCATTTTTTTGCATAAATTATAAAAAAGTGCTTGCATATTACAATTATTTGTTATAACGTAAAGGACATAAAGACAATGAAAGGCTAAGAAATGAGCAAAGAAAACTACAACAAACTTTTTTCTTGGTTCGAGGAAAACAAGTTTGAAAACGAGGGAGATTATCCCAGAGATACGAACCTTGTATTCAGCTTTATGGATTATCTCGATAAAGCCGAGAACGAAGAAGAAATCGCCGATAAACTTGGCTTGGAATACAACGAAGAAACCGAAAGCTATGTCGGACTTGAGCAAGCCAAAGAAGAAATAACGAAAGGATGTACCACATGGCTGAACAGTTAGATAAATATGAGCTTGAGAGAAAAATCGAAAAGCTCGAGTTCCAAATTGAGACTTTGACCAAGCAAGCGGAACAAGATAACAAGATGATCGACAGGCAAGCCGATTTGAACTGTCGGTTGGAAGAAAAACTGAATAAAGCCATGGAAGCATTGGAAACGATTAAAACAGCAGCTACGTTTGGCAGAATAAAGGGATTGAACGTTGGTACACCTGACGGAATGAAATTGAAGTCAATAGCAAACTTGGCAGAAAAAGCAATTAAACAGATTAAAGGAGAAGATGACAATGATTAAACAGACTTACGAAGAAATGCACCGCCACTTTGATACCCACTACCAAGAGCCTGAAAAGAAGCTCAGCGGCGAAGATATGGTAATGGCTTTTTGTGTAGCTCTGGCTTTGGCTTTTATCTTTTGCGGAGTATGGATGTGAAACCGGAAACAAAGCAATACCTTGCCGACAAACTGCGGAAGAAAGCACGAGAGCGGCAGATAAGAGATAAGTTCAAGAAAAAGAACGACTGGAAAGAGTTTAGAACAAATATTAACAATACCTGTTCTTCTAATGGTAGGAAAGCGGAATTTGACTCCGTTAATGGTGGTTCGAATCCATCACAGGTAGCCAAGTTCAAAAGGAAAATAAAATGAATACTATAGAAACATTAACAGAAGTATTTGCATTAGCAAGCGGTGCAGTAGATTTAGCTGATAAATTGATTGAAGTTACCAAAGGAAAGGGTAGAAAAGTTGATGGGTACTCCGCTCAAATAGGCTCATCAGGGTCCTCCGCTCAAATAGATAGTACAGGAGAAAAGGCAGTGGTTAAAGGTAATAGCCAAGACTTTTTTGATATTGCAGAGGAGGCATTAAGATGAGTTTAACAGACGATTGGAAAGCCGGAAAACTTGAGGACGGATTGTATTATATCCTTCTTGAAAATGGAAAAACGCCCATATCCGAACTTGAGACTTGGTATAGAACAAACATTGAGGAATCAAAAGAATATTACGAAACAGCGCAAGCTTTTTATGGATACTCGGATAATATGATTAGTGAAGTCCTTGCTCCCGTCCCGACGTATGGCGAATACAGGTCTATGCAGGCAGAACTTGCCGAACACCGGCACTACTGCTGTTGTGCCAAAAATGAGAAGTTACAGCTGGATAAGGATGAGCTGGAAGAGGAGATTGCCGAGCTTTTGGCTGATAATAAAAAAATGCAGGAACAAGTTGTTCGCCTTAACAAATATATCGAGCAATGGCAGAAAGCTTATCAAAACACCGTTACCGAAAACTGTTCGGTCAAAAATGAGTGCGCTGGACTCCGCGCCCTGCTAAAGGAGTGCAGACCTTATCTTTCTTACAAGATTAATAAAGATAAGCGTGTAGGATTCACTCCTACCGCTGCCAACCTCTTAACCCGTATCAACGCCGCTATAGGTGAAAGTGAGGAGTGATGAAATTTGAGGTAGCATGGTACAGAGGAAGCACTGTTTTGGCGAAAAGTAAAAGAGGAGGAGAAGTAACTTTTTACGAGGATAAGGCATGATCATCCATTGTTTTAACATCTTCAGCATCTGCCGGGACATCTGTAATGATGAGGGACTGTCCAAGAGAAACGCGATATACTTTTTCGCCGGTATTCTCGAAATGCTAGTTTTTGATTTTGTGATCTATAATCTTATGAGGTGAACTATGGTAAACAGAAATCTTGACGGCTGTTATTTCCGCGTCCGCCGCGGGGAGAAATACGAAGACCTGTGCTTTACAGACCTCACTCGCGACGAGCAGGAAGAGCTTTTGAAAGACAAATCCGCGGAGTTCATTGTCGGGCTTGCCTGCCATCTGGCGGAAGCCCTGCGCAAAATCGGGGATAAATTCGACTTGAGGGGAGAAAGCTATGATTGACGGCTTTTATACGGCAGAAGAAATCAAGCCGCTGCTGGGGCTGAAATCTCAGCGCGGAGATTGCCGGACGCTTAACAAGTATGTGAGAAAGGGCAAGCTCGAAATGCGCGCCCTCTCGCCCCGGATAAAGCTCTACCGGCTTTGTTCGGAGGCAGTGGAAACAACGATAAAACACCACCACAAACCCACAAAAACACCCCTTGTTGACAATTGTCGGCTTGGGGTGTTAATCTATCCGCAGAAACAAAAAAGGATTAAACAAATGCTACAAGTTTCAAACAAAATAAGAATGTCTATTGGCAACAAGTGGCGAATTGATGATGACGGAATTATGACCGTTAGAGCCAGGGTGTTAAAAGAGGGAGTATATCCCTATTATGCCAGTGAGTTGCAAGGCCTGAATATTCCGGGCGACAAGGTGGATGTTCTTATTCCGGCAAGCGAATTCACCCCCGAAGCGTTAAAAACCGGCGAGGGTAAGCCCGTAGTCATTGATGAACATGAATGGCGAACTGTTGAAAATGCCTTGACAGACGGCTATACCAAAGGCTCTGTTGCCGGAGAAATGATAGTAGAAGACAAAGGCATTTTGTGCGACCTCACAATCTTGGACGCACAGACCATTGAAGAAATCAAGAGCGGCATCTTGGTGGAAATTTCTGCCGGATATCGAGCTGATTTTGAAAAAGAAGAGGGCGAGCTAAACGGCCAGCCATATTCTTATGTTCAAAAAAACATCGTCTTCAACCATATCTTGCTTTGTCGCAAAGGCGAGGGCAGATGCGGAGCCGATGTTAAAGTTATCAACAAAAAAACAGGAGAAAATAAAATGTCTTATACAATTCGCATGAAAATTGGCAATAAAGACAAAGAAATGGAATTCTCATCCAAAGAAGATGCCGATAAGGCTCAGGAAATGGCCAATGCCGCCGGCGAAGCAAAACAAGCCGACATCGACAAAGCCGTTGAAGAAGTAACTTCTTTGAAAGAGCAAGTCGCCGCTTTGAATGCCGATTTGGAAGAAAAGAAATCTTCCATTGAAGAATACAAAGAAAAACTTGAAAATGCTTTGTCTGAAGAAGCTCAGGAAGAAATTGCCGAAGACCTCATTGCTCAGAAAGAAGCTGAGGAAGCTGTTGTCGATGAAGAAGTTGACGACAAAGACAAAGAGGAAGTTAAAAATTCTTTGAAGAATATGAAACGCTCTGAGCGTGCCATGTTCTTGGCCGCCCACGTTATGAACAAGCGTGGCTTGGACATCAAAGAATGGGATGACAATTCTAAAATTGCATCTTTCATGACCATTGCCGCTGAAGCAAAACAGAAAGTGCAAAACAAAAAAGCATTGAGCAACAACCCCGGCAACGTTAATGGTGCCAAAGTTGTGAACTCAAAAACCGGAAACAACGGGATGTCTGCAAAAGACCGTATGTTTTCTTGGAAACACAAATAACAAGTAGGAGAAACAAACATGTCTAGAGGTGTTTATATGGGTACCGCTTTTGGCCCGATCCAAAATGCAGTATTCGACCAGCCGGCGGCAGGTGTACATGGCGGACTTTATGCAGCCAGCGACATTAATCTTTGCGATGCCATCTCAGTTGGCGAAGCAAACGGCATTGATGTCGGCTCGGGTGTTGTCGCAAGTGCTATTGCATCCGCAAAAATTTCCGGCATTAATGACTTGGAAGCTAAATTGCCGACAAGCGAATCCGATGCAATCTATGGCTTTGTTGTCAGAACGCAAGCAGGATGCACCGATGCATCTGGCAAAAACTATGTTCCGGAAAAACGTCAGGCCACTGTCTTGAGATATGACAGAGTTGGCGGCCGTTTCTGGTACAAAATGCCGGACGCATTTACCCCGACTTCAAAAGTTTATATCGCTTATACCGATGATGCCGCTGCCGGTGGTAAAGGTCATTTGACTGTAACTACCGAAGCAAGCAAAAACTTTGAATTAACCAAGCTGAAAATCCGCAACTCAGGTTCTAAGGATGATTTGGCTTTAATTGAAATCGTAGCGTAGGGGAGAATAAAACATGTCTAAAGGTTCTTTCACATACGGCGGACAAGCAAACGTAAATATGCAGGAAATCGCATTCAGCATCTATACCGCTGTTGATTCTGCGTTTTATGATGTCGAATATCCGGAGCATGACTGGTATAAAGTCGTAAAAGAAGATCAGGTGCTTTCTGATATTAACGCCGGTGCAACTCAGTATGCATTCATCAGCCGTGACCGCCAGGGTGCCGCCGCATTCAGAGGCCAGGCTGAAAACAACAACATCCCGATGGTAAGCCAGACGGCCGGTTCGTCCACTGTTCCGTTGTGTGCTTCTAATGTCGGAGCAAAAATCGACAACGAAGACGCTCGCCAGTATCAGATGGGCTTTAACGGAAACTTGGCTCAGGATTTGGGCGAATGTATGCGTTTTGCTTGCGATAACTTGGTTGAACGCACCGTATTCTTCGGTGACGATTCCGTTGGTTTCAAAGGCTTCATGAACTTCCCCGGTGTAACTGTATCAACCGCTTCAACTGCGGCCGCCGGTGGAACAGAATGGAGCAAGAAAACCGCTGCCGAAATGGTAAAAGATATTACCGATGGTTTGGCTACCGTATGGACTAATTCAAAAGGCGTGTTCCTGCCGAACACCGTGTTCCTGCCTTTGGAACAGTTTAACCTGTTGGCTGTAACTCCATATACTTTGGGAGCATCTGCCGCTGTGTTCCAGTCTGCTTTGGATTATGTGAAGAAATATAACATCTACACAAACCAGAGAGGCAAAGAACTCGAAATCATCCCTATCCGTTATCTGAAAAACGCAAACAAAGCAGGTACCGTAGGACGTATGATTTTGCAGGACAGAAGCAAACGCAATCAGGCTTTGCCGTTCCCGATGGGCTACACCTTGCAGGCACCGGTTCCGGTTCCGCTGGGCGCAGAGTTCTATTCGGAACAGAAACACGGTTCTTATGTGATCCGTCAGCCGTTGTCTACATTATATGTAGATGGCATCTAATAAATTAATTCAATGGGGAGATACCAATATGGCTTTTCAGAAAAAACAAAATAACGGAGCCGCCGCACAAAAAGCGGCTCCAACAAACCAGACAGCTAAAAACCTTTCGGCGGCAAGCGGAACGGTGGTTTTAACAAATATGACCACAAACCCGATTTTGCTAAACGAGGGCGGTCATAAAATCATGATTTATCCTAAGGAATTAAAATCTGTGGATAAAGGCGTTTTTCAGGAGCTGAAAAACAATGATATGATTAAAATCTGGCTTGATAAAGGTTTAATCAGATGCAATTACCAAGCGGACGCACAGGAAGCAGAGCGCAAAGACATCTCTGTAACTCCTGATGATGCGCCGGCCGAACTGACAAATCCGGTCGAGAAACACGAAGACGGTCGCACCGTGTCCGCAGAAGTAAAGAAGAAAGAAGCCGCTGGTTCAATTACATTGGATTAATTAACCAAAAGTAGGAAGCAAGAACATGAGTTTTGATTATGCACAATTTATTGCCGTATATCCCGAGTTTTCCGACATTCCGCAGGCAACTGTTGAATTTAAGGGAAATCTGGGCGACAAAATCCTGAGCGATACATCTTGGGGCGATGTGCGTGATGAAGCTCTGTTCTTGTGGACTGCTCACCGCCTTGCTTTGGAATATAACATCGCCAAGGCACTAAAAACCAACAAAAAGAATTCTATCAACCCTGGTTTGGTTAACTCGCAAAGTGCGAGCAATGCCAGCCTGTCAAATTCATATAGCCACAGTGCGATGGTTTCATCTGACGACCCGATGCAAGCCGACTACGCACGCACGAGCTACGGCTTGGAGTTTTTATCATTAATGAACATGGTAATGCCGGCCGGCTATGTGGTTTTAAGTGGCGAAAATTATTGCTGAGGAGAAAAACAAATGCGCGATTTTAGCAAAAGCATCATGATTGGCAATGCTTATAAAAAATTTGAAAGAAAATATGAAGAAAACGGAAATAAAATTATGGAAATTGTGGAAGTTGGCGGAAATACTTTGCCTAATTGGGTTAAACGAGCATCTTCAGATGATAAAAATGTCATAGAAACAGCTCTTCAAGGTGGACTTCCTAATTCAACATACAAACTCTATATAAACGGAAAATTAAAAATGGACAAGAAGAATTAAAATGTCAAATGTTTCTATGTCGGCAAAAATAAACAAAGAAAACAATCCCGATTGGCTTGATAAGGTCATGGCCAAAGCGGTAAAACTTACCGAGATAGAAGCAGCCGCCGGATTTCCGTCAGGGCAAAAAGAACTTGACACACCACACTATGACAACGGGGCCAGCATCATAGACGTGGCAATCTGGAATAATTATGGAACATATAATTCTCCTGCCCGTGATTTTATGACACCATCAGGAAAAAAAGCCAAGGAGCGATGGAACAAAATCGCTCCTGACCTTTATAATGAGGTTGTAAACGGAAAATTGGACGCTGTGGAAGCGTTAGAGAATGCCGGACAGATTGGAGCAACCGAGATAAAAAAAGCGATTGTTGACCTAAAAACACCGGCAAACGCACCCATAACCGTCAAAGGTGGATGGATGCACAACAAAAAAAGCGGTAAATTGTTCAAGGTTGAGGGCAAAAAGAGCAATAATCCGCTTGTGGATACCGGAGCAATGGCCAACGCAGCAACCTACGTTGTCCGCAAAAAGAAAAAATAGTCCTTTTGACTTTGTATTTTTTGTGGGGTAAACTTGAGAAAAACAATGATAGGAGATGAATATGCGTGATTTCTCAAAAACAATTCGGGTTAAAAACTCCATGAAAGGCATAGACGGCGTGCATTTAGACGTTCCGTTGTTTATTCGCCTATTGGAGTTTGCCAGAGAAGATGCCAAGGATGACGTTGATTTGCACGTCATAACCGAAAATATCAACAGAATTTTGCAAGGCTATGAGGAGAGCGGAGAGCCACACTCATTTTTGACCATGCAAGACTATGATGCCATCATTGAGGGATTAAAATAACCATGTCGATACTTCCTTTTGATTTTAGCCAAACGTTAGCAGAATTTGCTTGTCCGGAGAGCTTTACCGCTTATGAAATGGTGGGGCAATATGTCCGGGGCGAATGGGTTATGACAAAGGAAAACGAACGCACCATTGATGAAGCCATTTTGCTCGATGTGGAAGAAGAAATCCTTGAAATCTTAACCGAGGGAAACTTGGTAGATGAAGCATACAGCATTATGTTTGCCAAAGACTATGACGAGTTCTTTATCATGGACCAAAACAATGCCACAATCCAAAACAAGCAAACATACGTTGTTATTGACGGCAAAGAGTTTATTGTAAAGAGAAATCCCAAAACCGCCAAAAATTCAAACTTCCGCAGTTATTATGCTATCAAATATAAGGACATCGCCAATGGTTAAAACAGTAACGACAGAGGAAGCAAAAGAGCTTATTCGGGCGGCGGTTAAACTTGCCACCGGATGGGAAACAATCCTATGGCCGTCACAAGGTCCGCAAGCCGCAAACCAATATTGCACCGTTCGCTTAAAAGACGACCAGCCATATCAATACGACATCAGCGAAGAAAGCGTAGATGACGATGGCAATATGATATATGACGAAATCCAAGAAACAATCATGGAGTTTGAAATTCAGGCCTACGGAAAAGGAGCCATGGACAAACTCAAATCTTTCATTGCCAAGCTCAAACATGATGAACGCTTCTATGGAGCAATTGACGACCCGGACATGGAGCAAAAATTCAAAAATGCTCCGTTGTGGGAATATATGGGCTTAGGTGGACATGACAGCGTGCAAGACATATCTATGCCGTTTATGGGAGCCGCACAGCCGAGGGCAATCGTCACAATTTACATGAATGCCCTATGGCAAGACAAGCAGCCGAAATCAGAAGTTGACAGTTTTGATAAGGTTGACATAACTGTGGAAAGCATAAATAATGATAACAAATTTGTGCTTGAAATTAACAAATAACAAGAAGTAGGAGAATAAGATGTCTCAATTACCAATTTCTTATGACATTCAATTCAGCCTTTCCAAAGCGAGCGGAGCGGCTGCAAGAGATATGACATTGCTGAGTTTGTTCTCAAACAAAACAAACTTTTTGCATGGCGAAAGAGTAAAGCTGGCATCCACATGGGATGGATATCAAAAATATTGCACAGTTGGCGACACTGTATATTGGGCCGGCAATGCTTTCTTTTCAAAAACAAACAGACCAAAGAGAATGGCAATCTCGGCAATTTATGATGCCGACCAAGCCGCATATGCTTTGTCTCCGGCGGTTAAATTGGATGCATTAAAAGCCGTTTCTGATGGTGCTTTCAAAATTACTGTTGACGGAGCATTAAAAGAAATTTCAGGTCTTAACTTTAACGCCGCTACATCGGTTGAAAAAGTAGCCGAAGTTTTGAACGGAGTCGCAAGCGGCGCATTCGTTGCCAGCGACTACAATGGCCAGTTGCTTGTAAAATCTGCCACACAAGGCGCATCATCTACCATCAGCTATGCTATGGCACCGGATACCGGAACAGACGTATCCGACATGCTTGGCTTGTCTGAAAAAGCCGGTGCAACTGTTGTGGACGGCTACAAACACGGAACATTCTTGGAAGAAGTAAACCAATGTATTGATTTTGCCAACAAAATGGGCGTTAATGTGTTTGGCTTTGCTTTAGACAGCGGATACCGAGATACACAAGACCAAAAAGACTTTGCTGATTGGGTAAATGCACGCTCATATCGCTCTGCTTGTGCCTTGGTTTCAAACAACCCAACCGCATATTCTGCAAGCGACACCACAAATATTGTGGATTACTGCAATAAAAAAGGCATGAGCAACGTTGCCACATTCTACCACAACAACGCACAGGTATATCCCGATGTTGCATATTTGGCTGAATTTTTGGCCGTTAATTATAGCTTGGACGACCAAGTTATTGATGGCAAGTTCAAAGACATTGGCATTGAAGCCGTAACCTTGCCGGATGTGGAAGCAAACTGGACTGTTCTTGAAAGCAAGAGAGCAAACACCATTTTATACGTTGGCGACACCGGCAAAAAGATTGTCCGCAACGGCGACCAATCATCTATTGACTGGAGAACCGATAGCTGGATCAATATCTGCAACTTCATCTCAGAATTAGAGATTGAAACATTGAACGTATTCTTGCGTAATAAAAAGGTTGCTTATACTCCGGCAGGTCAAAACTTGCTTATTTCTGCCGCATCTAAAATCGGCAAAAAATACACCAAAAACGGCTCTTTTGCCGACCGAGAAGAACAAAACGATGCTTCAGAAAACGGCTTGTCTTTGGTGCCTGCGGTTGAGATTATTCCGCAAGAAATTTCTGAAACCACATCGGCACAACGCAAAGCCGGTATTGGCACACCAATCCAAGTCAATGTCAATGACAGCGGTTCTATGAGAACCATTGCTTTGAACATCACTGTTACAGAGTAGGGAGAATAAACAATGTCAATAAAAAAAGTTTATAACCAAAGAAACTGTTCCGCATCTTTCAATGGTATTGATTTGAAAGGCTTGATGGACGGAACCTCTATCGTGCTTGAGCGTGTGGGCGGAGAAGTTGACATCACCGAGGGAACAGACGGCGGCGGATTAAACCAAGCCACCGACCAAGGTGTAAGAGTGTCAATCACATTCCGAGAAACATCTCAATCAATTTCTATGCTTGAAACCGCAAAGACATTGCAACAAAGAACCGGTGTAACATCCGTGTTTGTTTTGCGTACCGGGGCCGATATGTTGGTAACAATTACCAATGCCATGGTAAGCAATCCGTCAAGCCTTAGCACCGGCGACAAGAAACAAGGCGGTATCACATACACCTTTGTCGGAACAGATTATTTAATGAACTAATGAAAAATCATAGGAGAAAAAAATGGGGGATTTTTCAAAAATAACAATTAACAACCACGTTTATAAGGTTGAGAGCTATTCGGTTATGGATGCCGTCATGTATCACTTGGAATTTGTGAGCAAGTTTGGCGGCCTCCTTGCCGGATTGACCAAGATTGTAACCGAGAAGAACAAAAAAGTTGAAGACACCGACTTTATTGCTCTTTTTTCTTCCATAAAGCCGGAAGAAACAAAACAAATTATTAATAAGGTCTTGCAACGAGTAATCACACCGGAGAATGTCCGCTTGGACAACGAGCTTGTTATTCAAGATTGGTTCTCACAGCCGGATAACAGCCATGAGCTTTGGCTGGTTGTTGTTGCCGCAATGGTTGAACTGTTGGGGGAACAATTGCCTGCTACGCTGAATTCAGCAGTAGTAGGCTTGAAATCAATGGTGGCAAACTTATCGACATCCCAGATGGATATCGAGCCATCAGCTTTATCTCAGGTCCAATCCGAAAAGGCATTATAAACCTTGATTATTTGACCAAAACCAGCGATGTGAAAACATTTTACATTGCAAAAAAAATAGACAATTGGCTTGATTATGCTGAGAGCCAAGCAAGAGGGGAATAACAAATGGCGATAGCAAACGAACTTGTCCAGCTTTTGAGCTTCAAACTGAGCGACCAATCTAAAGCCGCCTTTGAAACATTCAAAAAAGGGCTGTCTGATTTGCGTGAGGGAATGCAAACAGTTGCCGCTGCTGCAACCGCCACCGGAACCGCTATTGCCTACACCATCAAATCGGTATCAGACGGAGCGGTAGAATTAACCAACCTCAGCAAGACCACCGGCATTGCTACAAAAACTCTGCAAGAATATAAATACGCTGCCGAGAGTGTCGGTGTGTCTTCTGAAGCCGTAACCTCAGACTTGCAAATGCTCATCGAAACCATGTCATCGCCAATCCCCGGAGAGTTTAATGAAGCCTTATTCATGATGGGCATTGGCATCCGAGATGCATCCGGCCAAATGAAATCTGCCGATGCTTTGCTTGGCGACATTGCCGACAAACTTAATGGCATGAATGAGCAAAAAGCTCTACAATGGGCAAACCGCCTCGGCTTGAGCAACGACACGCTTGTCTTAATCAAACAAGGCCGTTTAAGTCTTGAGCAACTCCGCAAGGAAGCAAATGCTCTTGGGGCGGTTATTCCGGAAGAAACACTCAAAAGAGGGGCAGAATTTAAAAAGTCGCTGAATGCATTGGAGTTTGCATTTAAGGGTATTGGCCGAACGGTTGCGTTGTCGGTTGCTCCCGGTTTAACTGATGTTGTTACGTCCATGAAAGATTGGATTGTGGCAAACTCTCGCATTTTGAAGCAAGGCATAGAAAAGACCGTCAAAGGCTTGGGCGATGGCTTAACCGGAACAACGGACATTCTCGGTCGGTTTATCAAAAACATAAAAGGGTTTTTGCCAGACTTAGGGGAATTTAATGATAAAATTGATTTGGCATCACTCATCAGCGGCACATTGCGAGGTGCTTTGCTTGGCTTGCTGGTTATATTTACACCAATGATTGCCAAACTGGCATTGATTGGAACAGCGTTCACAGTTGCTGCTTTGGCCATAGAAGATTTTGTCATCTGGTGCATGAACGGAGAATCCGCTCTTGGAAAGCTCATTGACAAATGGGATAACTGGGCAGAGCGTTGGAAAAAAGAAAGCTGGTGGAAAGCAGCCATTGCCGGAATAGCAACAATTCCGCAACAGATGGGAGAAGCATTTGCCACGGGTGCATCATGGTTTGATAATTACGAGGGCAAAGGATCATATCAAGCAATGTTGCAAGGACAAGGAAGCACGACAATTAATAACTCTCCGCAAATAACCATCATGACCGGAGCCAATGCACAAGAGGTTATGAACGTGATGACACCATACATCAGCACGGCTCAAACCAACACCCCCGGACAATTCACACCATTTGTGAGGTAATATATGGTAGCTTTATCCTTAAATACAATTACAAATTTTTTATTTGGGCAAGCTCTTATAAGCTCTCCGACATACGGCGAAATTATGGCCGATATAAAAATGTCGGAAGACCACACACGCAAAAACGAGGTAACGCAAAACACACTTGAGAGCGGAGCCGTTATTGCCGACCATGTAATTATACATCCGAGAGTTTTGTCCATCAATTTTGGGGTAACCAATACCGGATGGACAAGTTTGCTTGAAAGCCGCAGCCAAGAGATATTTGACAAGCTGGACAACATCAGCCGCACGCAAGAGCTTATAACTGTTACAACCGAGCATTATTCCTACACAAATATGATGATTTCAAACGTCCGCATGCTTCACTCCGCACCATACAAGGGATCCTTGCAAATTGCTTGCGATTTTGAGGAGCTTAACTTCTCTGATTTGCAAGTGATAAAAAATGCCAATGTTGTGTCGCAAGAGGGCGGTATAGGAAAGTCTTTAACAAATACAGTAAATACCGGAAAGCAGCAAGTGCAAAAGATGACCGGAAACCTAAAAAGCACGTTATCCGGCTTTGTTTCATAGGGAGATTTGCAGATGCCTTTTATTGTTCCACTTACCAATGACGGCTCACGCAGAGCAACATACAACCTTGGTGGCAAGGATTATATCATAGAAACCTATTATTTGCCAAAAACCCAAACATGGCTGATGGATATTTATGACATTAATGAAAACCCGATTTTGACCGGCATAAGTCTTCTCCCCGGAGTGGATAACTTGGTTAAAGGATTGTGCATTGAGTTTGATGAGCAAGCATTCCAAGTTCAGACCACAGACGGCGGAAACAACGACACCCCCGATAGCTTGGGAACGACCGCATTTTTGATTTATTATGCCAAGGGCGAAGAAGTGCCGATAGCTCATGGGGACAAAATGCTATGACAGATTTTTGCCGGGAAATTGAGGTCATTTTTGGCCCCCTCAAAGATTGGGAAAAGAACGAGGGTAAAAATCCGCTTGTTCGTATTTTATCAGACGGAACACCAAACACATTGCGAGTTCGGGCAAACGTATCAAAGACCATGCTTGGCGTGCCAAACTCAAGCTCTGTTTCTATCTGGAACCTGAGCCGAGAAACAAGAAACTCCATTTGCCAGAGCCAACTCAGCATGAAAGTCTATGCCGGATACAAAGGGCAGAAAAAAGAGCTTTTATTCTCCGGTGGTGTTTTGTCGGTGGTGGTGGAAAAATCGGGAGCCGACATCATCACGCACCTAAACGGACTTGATGGCCAAAGCAATTTGTTGCGTTCGGTTGTTTCTCAATCTTTTGAGCAACAGGTAGAGCTTAAAGAAGTGATAAAAAAGATTGCCGCATCAATCGAGGGGGTTGGGGTTAACCCCGATGACATCAACGTAGATGGCAAAACCGGATATTCCGGCATTGTGGCAAGCGGCAACGCAAGAGCCGTTTTGGACAAGCTCGGCCAGCAATATGGTTTTAATTGGTTTATAGAAAATGGTAGCTTTAAGGCTGTGGGCGATAAAAAAGTCTTCAGCAATACAGTTGTGCTTGACGGCGCATCAAGGTTAAAGAAAGTTGCCCCATTGCTTTCTGGGCCGGCACAAGCACAAATAGGGGTGGACATTCAGGCAATGTATGTGCCGGGTGTCTCCCCCGCCAATACAATAAAGGTAAAAAGCAGCGTTAATCCGCTGATGGACGGAACATACAAGATACACAATGCCGACTTTGACCTAGACACAAGGTCAAATAGTTGGGATATGAGTTTGCAATGCTTCACGGTGGGGTTATAAAAAATGGACTATAGCGGAAACAAAAATGCCGGAATAGACTTTAATATGCAGTTTGACCGCAAAGCGGCAGACATACACACATCAATACCGGCCATCATCCAAAGTGTGGACTATGCCAATCAGGTGGTGGCTGCCATTCCGGCAATTCAAATAAAAATTGTTGATCCAAACACCAAGCTGGTCAGATACATCAACCGACCGATAATCACCAACATCCCCATGGCTTTGTCGTGGAGCGAGGGCTTGGGCCTGGGAACAACAATGCCGTATAAGGCAGGCGACAAATGCACGTTGTTTTTTGCCGAGCGAGCCTTGGACAACTTTTTAATCACCGGAGAAATATCTCCACCGGCAGACGGACCAACACCGGAAACTTGCACCATTCGTTGTTTTGATGAAACCGATGCCATGTGCTTCCCCGGAATTATCACAAAGGCAAAAATTCCAAATTATAGCCCCGATGCGGTAGAGATACGCAACGCAGACAAAAGCTCATTGTTCAGCCTATCAAACACCAGTTTGACATTAAAACAGGGTGGAGTTAGTATAGTTTTAGCAAATGAAAAAATAACCATTGTTGGAGATGTTGAGCATACCGGAAATGAAACAATAACCGGAAACATCAGCCACACCGGCGACCAAACAACCACCGGAACAATTACCGGACAAACGGATGTTGTGGCTGCCGGCATAAGCGGAAAAGGACACACGCATAAATATAACCCCGGACCGGGTGGACCAGTACCATCTCAACCGCCGGAATAGGAGAATATTATGAGCATTGACATGGCAATAAACGAAAAAACAGGCGACATTGCCACCAAAGACGGCAAGATGTATTATGTGACCGGCGGCAATGAGGTTGCCCAAAGAGTAATCACACGCATCCGCCGCATTAAGGGCGAGTGGATAAACTACACTCCGGCCGGCATACCTTATTATACCGAAATTTTAGGCACTAAAGACGTGCAAAGGTTTAATTTGTTGTTGCGTAAAGAGATTTTTAACACCGAGGGAGTGGAAGAAATCCGCAAATTGAATTTGCTTTTTGACAACAAAACCAACAAATGCTCAGTCTATGCCGAAATCAAGGTCAAAGGCGAGTTTTTCACAATCAGCGAGGATTTATAACAATGGCACAATTTGGAATGACAGACACCGGCTTCAAGCCAAAAAGAATTGCAGATGTATATGACAGCATCAAAGCCAGAATAACCGAAATCACCGATGACAAAACCGGCGAAAAGGTTTTTCAAAATGAGAGCGATGATAGCTTGTTTATGCAGTTTAGCTTTATTGTGGCAGAAGCCATTGCCGAATGTTGGGAGCAAGCATTCCAAGCCTCAAACGTCCGCAGACCCAGAAATGCCAAAGGAGCCATTTTGCGAGGGTTAATCCAGCTCAACGGCTTGTTGGCCAAGTTTGGCAGCCAAACACAAATCAACGTCAAATTTACCGGCTTGAAAGATGCAACCATTCCGTCCGGCTCATTGATAACGGATGTGGAAAACTCTGTGCTTTATTCTGTGGATAAGTCCGTAACAATTGGAGCAGACGGCACGGCAACCGGCACCGCAACGGCACAAACCAAAGGCCCGATAAACCCAAACAACAACACGGTCATTGTGATTAAAACACCAACATACGGCTGGACAAACGTCACAAACACCGGTGTTGTGGTTGTGGGAGCCGAACCGCAAACAGATGAGGAACTGCACCTTGAGCAACAAAGAGCCACCTCAAACACCGCATATCGCCAAATTGATGCTATTTATTCCGGCCTTTTGAATGTTCCGGGGGTAGAGTTTGCTCGTGTATATCAAAACACCGGCATGACCACCGACAGCCGAGGGATTGAAGCTAAAAGCGTTGCGGCCGTTGTTGTTGGCGGAACAAACGAAGACATTGCCAATGCTATTGCCAAAAAATCAGCAAATATCAACAGCTTTTTTGGAACGACCGAAGTGGATGTTGTGGACAACCAAGGCCAAGTGAACAAAATAAAATTCAGCCGTCCGGCCGAAATTGAAATAGATGTGCAAATTAATATAACCATCACAAACTCGTCTTTGTTCCCGGCATCCAAAGAAGATGCAATAAACCAAATCAAACAAAACATTTTGACTTATGCACAATATGATTTGCAGGCTACAGAGGGATTTGCCCCCGGCATTGATGTCATTTGCACCAGATTATACACACCGGTTAATGAAGTCCCCGGTTTTAAGATTAACAGCCTGAAAATTGGAAAGCATGGCCAAGGAACAGCCAGCGAAAAAGATATTGCTATTGCATGGAATGAGGTTGCCGTATTTAAGGAAGAAAATATCAGCGTTGAGGTTGAATAGGAGAAAAAGAGATGACCATTAAAAATCTGGAGCTTGATTTTTCTCAATATGAAAACAAAAGCCTTATTGGCCAAGGCAAAGCAAGGATTTTGTTTGAATACGCAAAATCTCCGATATTTGTGAAAATTGTTAAAGCCTATATGGAAGAAATTCAAGAGCTTTACGATGCCATAATTCAGCTGCAAAAAAGAAGTTTTATCTTTTATGGCGAGGGGGAAGACTTAGACCTGATTGGTCTTATTTTGGGCCAGAAAAGAACATACTTCAACTATGATACAGACTTTTGGTTTGCTCCCGATGATACCGAAACCTCACCGGACAAAGGCTCAGCATGGGTAAAAAATGCGGAGCAAGCAGTCATTGAAAACATGAGCGATGACATGTACCGCAAATATTTGTGGGGCAAGGCACTTAAAAACCACATTAAATTTGCATCACGAGAAGAACTGCAAAAAATCATATTTGAGATTATGGAAATTTATGTATCTTTCTCGGATGCCGACAAATGCGATGTGGATTTGATTGTTCCGGCATTCATCAGCAAAACGGATAGAAACTATCTCACGTATTTTGCCGACAACGACCAAGTTGACCAAATCGCAAATATTCCGTATCCTGCAACTATGAACATAAGAAATGTTATTGAAAGAAAGGGCTAAAAAATGGCTATACAAAACAGAAACACAACGCTTCCGGGGATTTGGGCAGAAAATGCACAGACCACCATTCCCACACCGCCGGTTGCCGGAGTAACATACAGAGATACTACGCTGAACTCCACAGCCATTGACAAAGCATGGCCATTCAAAACAATTGTGGATAGCTCAGACTTTAACCAACACGCATTTTTGCAAGACACCCTCATCAAAGAAGCCGAGCAATATGGTGTCATGCGTTGGAATAATACCACCACCTACAAAGAGGGCGGTTATTGCTTAGGCCAAGACAAAAAGCTATATCAAGCCTTAAGAGATAACCAAGGCAAAGAACCAACTGCAAGCACAGATGATTGGTTTGACGTTTTATCAATATATCAGCTAATCGCAAACTTATCTCAAAAGGTTGACGGCTCAACAAGTAAATATCCGAGTAATAAAGCGGTTTTAGACTATACAGAAAGCAAAGCAGTTCCTGTCGGAGCATTTATGCCGTATGCTGCAGATACACCTCCTGAGGGGTGGTTAAAATGTGATGGCTCAACTGTAAGCCGTACAACCTATTCAGCCTTGTTTGCAAAAATCGGCACAAAATACGGTTCAGGAGATGGTTCAAAGACATTTAATCTGCCAAACTTTATTAATAAGACTTTTTGGGGTGGCTCAAGTTCGGGTGCTGTTAAAGAAGCAGGGCTGCCGAATATCAGCGGAAAACTAAGATCCAACACGCAGTGGTTTAACGCGACAGCTTCAGGGGCGTTTACGGCCGGCGCTAAGATCAATACAACCGTCCCGACCGACGCCGGTTATGCCGACGGTGCAACTGATTACAGCTTTAGCGCTGAGAACTCAAACGCGATTTATGGCAAATCATCTACTGTTCAGCCGCCTGCATTAACCACAATAATCTGTATTAAATACTAAGGGGGAAACATGAAAGTTTATTTTTACGATGAAATCACAAAAGAGTTTACAATGTCGGCAGACGCTCTAAAAGACCCACTTGAAAGTAAAATTCAAGGGAAAGATGTTTGGTTGTTGCCTGCAAATGCTACTTTTGACGAGCCTTTGCCAAACAAAGACGGCTACAAGGTGGTTTATAAAGACGGTTGGAAATACGAAGAAATACCTCAGCCCAAACCCGAACCAGAGCCGACACTCGATGAATTAAAATCTCAAAAACGAGCCGAAATAAACTCCGCTCGTGATAGAACAGAGCAAGGCGGATTTGAATATTTAGGCAAAACCTTTGACAGCGATCCGATAAGTTGTCAGAGAATTTCAACAGCCGCTCAAGCAATGGCATTTGCACCTGAAGAAACTGCGATTGTTTGGACATGCCAAGACAACACCACTATTAGCCTGAACAAAACGCAGCTTGCCGGATTGGTTGCCGCTTTGGCTATGCACTCCAACACTTGCCACCAAAAAGCAACAGCACTCAAGGCAGAGGTCGAAAAAGCCAAAAGCAAAGAAGAACTGGAGAAAATAACATGGGGCGAAAAAATCTAACCTATCCGGTGTTAAACTCGCTCGATTTTGCGGTTTATGGGATAAATTACGTCACTCTCCAAGATTTGGAATATGACGGAATAAAAGTCCCTCGTGGATATGTTTTTGACGGAGTAACCGCAAAAGCACCGTTCACATTCATATTTTCTACCAAAGATTTAAGACAAGGAATAAGAGCCAGTTGCTTTCACGACTGGCTCTGTCAACATAAGCCGGAATATACAAGGGAATATTCAACAAAAGTGTTGGTTGACATTTGGAAGCAAGACGGCTTAAATGGATACAAAGCATTTATTGCAAAAATAAGCGTGAACGTTTATCAATTCTTCAGAGGGGGATGGAAAGAATGAACGAGCTTGAAAAACTTATCGCATTATCCAAAGTTGTAGCCAAGCCATGGGTTATTGCCACATGGGTTCTTGCCGGATTATTGGCATTGTCCGTTGCCGGAAATGTTTATTTGATGTTAAACGCCCCAGAAGTTACCATGACGGCAAATGACAACTCAGAAAGCACAATTACACAATCTAATGAGTAATATGAATGAGTAAAATAACGCAGAAATATAAAGGTTGGGCAAGGAAAATAACGGTAAAAAGCAATTATCCAAACGTTAAACTTTCTGTAAAACTTCCTCGTTCATCAACAATCAGGATCAAGAGAGATGAATCCAGAAAACAGGGCGATAAAGATACACATAAAAGAAATGGCACCAATGACCGCAATTCAAAAGATAAACGATTACAAAATTCCGACACCATACAAGGAGATATTAATTGCCCTTGTGAACCGCAAAGAGGGATACGAAGCGTTGGATTATCTGGCCGAGAAGTTCAGCATCCACATGGGATATTGGACTTATGGAAGAAGACTAAAAGAATCTCTTCAGATGTTTCGGAAATCAAATCTTGACTTTTACGCAAACAAAGAGTAACATAATTATTGTTTTTTTCATTGTTCCTTTCATAAGATGTAAACAAACCGCTCTTTTTCTCCTTTAAGGGCGGTTTTTTTGTAAATGTCACCATTTTAACCAAGTGGGAAATATGGTAAGGACACAAATGTCCGGAGCAACTGCTCGAAAAATTTGATGAGTTGCCAAAAATCTGCCAATTTTATGCTAAGACACCAAAGGCAAAACCACCTAAGATTTGATTATAAAAAATTTTTTAGGGGGTTTTTATCATGATACCAATTCGGCAATTTGATGCACTTTTGCAAACACAATCCTTAAACAACAAAATGTTTCAAACCTTGGTGCAAGGCTCCGAGGATACCGCCATAAAAGCAACCATCCAACAAGACGGCAAAAATATCCAGATTGATACTGGTGCGGAGATAGAATTATCGGTTCTTTACAATGGCGGAACAACCCAAACCTACCACACAGACAAAGCAAAATCAGACTTTCCGGCACCATTGAAAGCGATGGCACGCTCATAATCAAATTTAATGAGATGATGACCACTGTTTTTGGCACGCACAAGCTGTTTTTGAAGATTGTGGATACAAACACATCATACGCTTTGGCCATGGATTACACGGTCATTAAAAACGAAGCCTACAACCCACAATCAACCCCTAACAATCTGCCGGCATATAATACCCTTGTGGCCGAACTCCCCAAAAAGCTAAACAAGGATTTTTCAAACGCTGATGATGTGGCATTAAAAAACAAACTTTCCACTTTGGGAATTGGTGCCGATGAAACACCGGAGCAAATCAGAGATAAGCTCCAAACCCTCAAAGCCGATGCAAGATTGGACAGCTCAGCGGTCAAGGATTGTTTAACAACAGACTTGGCAGACGTTGACCTTGATAAGTTGGATGAGAAATTTCAAGCAACCGACAGCGGAAAGATTTTGCAACAAAACTCTCAAGCAATTGGCACAAAGGCAAATGCTGATTTGAGCAATGTTTCTAATGAAGATTTGGACAGTCTTCTTGTTCAGACCGACATGGGCAAGCAAATTTTAGACAACACAAAGCAAGTGCAAACAAAACTTGATACGGACATGGGCAACGTCAATACTCTTTTATTCTCCCGTGAGATGAAATTGACTGGAGCATATCAAGACCTTGCAAACAGACCAAGCGGACAAGGCAGAACAGCAGAGCAAATCAAAGCCTTGTTTGAAGCTAATCGCTTTGAAGAACAAGCAGCGGTTGATTTTTCCGACCCTCAATTCTCATCCACAACCCTATATATGGCTTATCAATTTACAACAAACAACCAAACAATAACGCAAGAATTGCCATCTGTTGCAGACGGTCAAATCATTATGGTTGAAGCCTTGCTATCTTCTGGCATTACAAACCCCACTTTGACATTTACAGCCAAAGCAGGCGACAATATTCAAGGCTCAAGCACACCTTTCTCTATTTCCGGTAAAAGTGGCTATCTTGGTTATTTTATCCCCTTGCAAAACGAAAACGCTTGGCAATTTATACCTCATGAAATTAGCCACGAGTTTAGCCTTGCGGTATCTGATGATAAGGGCAATGTGCATATCGGTATTAACTCGGTACAGTTCAAAAAAGCAACCGTAACGGAAAACGGCGGAATATTAGAGGTTGAGCCGGACGCTCAAACCGGCGGCACATCAAACACAACCTTTACCGATTTTGAGGGGCGGACTTTTACAAGCAACAAAATCCAATCTTTAGACAAGTCCTTGCGAATATCTAACCTTTCAGGCGTTGCGGACTTGTCAAAAGGGCTTACAGACCATAACGAGGGTATTCACGCCGTATTAGGCAGCGACCAGCTTATAAACTCAAAATTCGGGCGTTCTAAACTTTACTTTGGTGATATTCGGGTAAAGGGCGGAAGTTCTGTTTATGAAGACAAAGACACAAAGTCTTACGTTGTGCAAGATACAGACCCACAGGACGACCCAAACATAAGCGGCGGCACGACCTTTATTTGCGGGCTTTATTATGAGCCGACTACAACAACTCAAAACACCGTAACGCAAGACGGCGCAATAAGGCTTGAATTGGTGGACGATACCGACACGCCGATAACCGGCAATGACGGCAACCCGATAGCGGTTCAAATTGACTACAAAGCAGGCGACACAATCAAGCCGGAATTTTATGTCGGCGAGTTTCAAGCAAAAGCCTTTACAAGAGTTCACCTCAAAATTGAGCCGGTTTTTGCAAATGAAGAAGTTATCCCCGTTGGCGCAAATACTCAAATTTGCTTGCAATCCATAACCAAAGATGAAAGTTCGGGACTTGCACTGCTTTCCTTTATGGCGTTTACAGGCTACAAAATCGGGTTTGACACGCTTTATTATGGTTTTAATTCCTTAAACTTGGCGAGGTTTTTAGTCTTTGACCAACCACAAGAAACCGTAAGCGGAGAAATGCCGCTTGGCGATAATACCTTTATAAATTTTGCCACAAATTCAGAGGTGCAAGTATCCGGCTATAATCTTATTATTGAAAATACAGGTCTAGAATTGCCGGTTTGGAATATTTACAAGGTTTACAGCGAGTACGATTGCCAAAACATAGGCGGTAAAAATGCACTTGTAACCGTAACTTTAACCGACAAGGACAACGCCTTTGATGTTTCCTTGCTTGAATATACTGGAACGCAACCGGCACCGCAACCTAAATTGTCGTCATATAATAACACAGTGCCGGTATTTGCGGCAGGTTGGAGCGTGATTGACACGATGTTTATTTCCGAAGATGTCGTATCAGGCGAGCATAAGCAATCTAAAACTTTCACTTTGCCAACAAATGCAAAAGGGCTTGCAATTAGCTTATACCCTAACAATTCGCAAAGCCCGACAACCTTAAAATTAAAAGACTTTGAGGCGGATATAACACCTTGGTTTAACCGAGTGATGATAACCGACAATTCGCATATCAGCGAGCAGTATTTGCGCAACCTTGATTATGTTTATCGGAGTATTGTTGCCGTACCTGCCGGATATGCAAGCTATCGCTACACCGTAAACAGCGCAAAAACAAAACTGCCGGTTGGGGTGTTCAGCGGCGGCGATAACAAAATTGTCAACGATAACTCATGGACGGACGCCGGAAGTACCGACCCAAACAAAACGCAAGGCGATATTAAGTTCTTGGCTGACGGCATTGTAACAATAAACTATCAGGCGCAATGCTATAATGAGCAAGGAACGATTAACAACGTTGAGTTTTGGCTTGAAAAAGTGTCGGACAGCTCAGAAGTGGCAGGCTCGCACTATGCGACCACGATTGAGGCACAACGGACAACACCAAAGAATATCACAAGCCCGAAGTTTACATTTAGCGTAAAGGCAAATGAAACCTACCGATTTTATGGAAAATCAAACAAAGATGACGGCTTTTATTTGCAGACTTCAACCGTTGCAAACCCCCTTATTCGTTTTGATTATGAATTTGAGGAATTGTCGGAAGTTATAAAATTGGCGTTAGATGATGCCTTTTCAAAAACCAATGAGATAAAGTTTGTCAAAGCGGACGGAGAGGAAGTAACAAACAAAATCCTTGTCTATAACGTAGATGACGGGAAATTCAAACTTGAGGACAACGCATAATGACACAGCAAATTGTAACTTTTGATGATGAAAAGATTGCAGCCGGAAAGTTCTATGCAATCTTTGTGAACAAAGACAACGCCCCTTTGCTTTTGGAGATTGACCACGTCATAGGGCTAAAACACGAGTTTGCAAACATCAGATATTTGGAGTTTGAAACCAACATCAGCAATCCGAGCGTGCAGGTCTTTGAGAAACTATCGGACAATGTTTTCAAAAAAATTGAGTGCGACATCAAGGTAAAAAACCTAGAAAGCACCCGAATTATTATGATTGAAACATCAAAACCGATGACCGGATATTTAATTATAAAATAGGAGAAAAACAATGGCAGAGAAAAATTTTTATTATGACATGAACCTTAATGGCGGCACTATCACCGGCATTGCCAATGGTGCAAACGCAACAGACGCCGTAACCAAAGGACAGCTCGATGCACAAGACACCGCCTTGCGTGCCTATATTGATGCCGAGATTTTAGGCTTGGGTGCATTTGTTGACGAGTTAGACCCCTCTCTTGGTTTGCCAACGGCAGGCTCAGGTGCGGCAGGTGCAATTGACGGCGGCGACTGGTGGTATATTTCTGCAGAGGGAACATTGCTTGGTATCCCTGTTCACAAAGGCGACCGCTTGCAGGCAATGGTTGACAACCCGGACACGGCAGACAACACCGCAGCCAATACAGATTGGAAAGTTTTGCACAGCTATCACGAAGCAGACAGCCGCTTTTCAATTGACAACTTGGCATTGGTAGCCGATACACCGGCCACTGTAAACCACGGACTTGGATATAAGTTTGTTCACGTTTCTGTGGCAGATGCAACAGGCGATGCCGTTGATGTTCAAGTCAACTACGTTGATGAAAACAATCTCACTTTGACAGCAAACACATCCGTTACTGTAAGCGGTGTTGTTTCTATCTAAGGAGAAAAGCAATGGGAGCAAAAATTAACTGGCATGTAGAAAAAAGAAAAATCTCGGACCTCATCCCCCACAAAGACAATCCGAGGATTTTCACCGAAAAGGGCATGAAAGATTTGGATAAGTCAATCAACAAGATTGGCATGGCCCAACCAATCAATATCACCCAGGACGGCACTATTCTCTCCGGTCATGCCAGAATTGAAGCTCTCAAAGGTCAGGATACGGCAGATTTTAAGCTGTATCCTGTCTTTTTTATGTAAAAGTTTAATCTGGTTGACAAGTCCGCCCTCGTTAGTTTATCTTTTATACAGGGGGTAAAATAAAAAACCGGAGAGTAAAATTGTTTAAGGATATTGGAGAAACAATCAAGGATTATGCAATAGTCGGCTTTTTTATCGGAGGTGTATCAGTGATAATTAAACCATTTGTATCAGTAAAGCAATTAATAAGAGATGCCTCAATATCGTTTGTGTTTTCAATGTTATCAGGCTTATTGCTTGAGTATGTCGAAATTCCGTATAGCGTCAAAGTTGGTTTTTCGGGGATTGTCGGCTTGTTTGCTGTAAGGATTTATATGATAATTGAAAGTATTTTGAAAAGAGTCGAACAAAATCCTGATATTGTAATTGACAAGATAAAAGATAAGCTCGATTAAATTCGGGCTTTTTTGATTGGAGGGATTATGGACGAGATATTAAAAAGATTGGTCATGAATGAAGGATTGTTGACTTTTTATTCTTATAAATTATAATTTTTTTGTGGCTAGGGTCGCTCCCGAAAAGATTGCAACTCACAATCCTGCCACGATTAGTTTAATGAGTTTTTTATATGGAGATATAAAATGAATAAACCTATAGATATGATTGGTAGGAGTTTTGGCAACTGGCTTGTTTTAGAGCGTTGCGGAAATTTATATGGTAGACCGGCTTTTTTGTGTCAGTGTGTTTCTTGTGGAGCTAAACAAGTTGTTAGCGGCAATGAGATGAGGAGGGGAAAAACTAACGGGTGTAGAAAATGTGCTGTAGAAAATAAAAAGAATAAATTATTTGGAGAGTTTAGAAAAGATATGCCTGAATATGGGATATATAACGGAATGATTCAGAGATGCAAAAATAAAAGAGAGCATCATTATATGGATTATGGTGGTAGAGGGATAAAAGTTTGTGACAGATGGTTAGAGAGTTTTGATAATTTTATCGCAGACATGGGTCGTTCAAATGGATTAACTATTGATAGAATAGATGTTAATGGAAATTATGAGCCAAACAATTGTAGATGGGCAACCGTAAAAGAGCAAAATAACAACAGGCGTCCTAAGCTATCTAAATACATAGCTTTTCATAAAAGAGGTAAAAATTGGCAAGTTCAAGTAAGGGGAATTTATGTTGGCCGTTTTGATACATATGAAGAAGCTGTTGTTAAGAGAGATGAGTTTATAAAAAATAATAGTTTGGAGTTACGTACATATGAGTAATGAGTTTGATATAATTCAGCGTTTAGTTGTAAATGAATCTTTAAGATTAAAGCCTTATCGTTGCACAGAGGGAAAATTGACAATCGGTGTTGGCCGGTGTGTTGATACAAACCCGTTGACTGATGAGGAAGTATGCTACATTGGGCATAATTGTCGGGAGAAGAGCATAACCGAAGAACAGGCTATTTATTTGTTGAAACATGATGTCGAAGGTGTAAAAAATAACTTGGATAAGCGTTTGCCCTGGTGGCGTAAATTAGACGAAGAGCGTCAATATGTTTTGATTGACATGTGTTTTCAGTTAGGCATTAACGGATTATTAAAATTCAAAAATATGCTTGCCGCCATGGATGCCGGAGATTTTGAAAAAGCAAGCAAAGAGTGCCTAAATTCTGCATACGCAAAACAAACCCCGGCAAGGGCAAAAAGAATTGCACGATTGATTAAGACCGGGGAGTGGAAAATATGATTTATTTATATAGCATTTTAATTATTGCTTTATCTGCAATTTTATGGAGAATCCGTGGCGGTTTGTGGAAAGAGCATATACCTGCGAACAAAATATGGTATTCCGTGTTCTTCGCTATTTGTGGCGGAATACAGTTTGGTTTTACTTTCCAGCACTTAATTGTCGGATTTTTAGCTTGTTATGCATCTTATCAGGCTTTCGGTTGGGGCTTGTATATCGGGAAGTTGCTTGGCGGTGGGACTCTCAATCCGAACCTTGTTCAATACCGAGAATGCGAACTGATAGATGACCTTTTATATTCTCTGCATATTTCCTTTAAGGGAAAAAAGGTTTATTTGTATCAGTATCCAAAATTGTTTGGCTTTGCCGGAACGACTTTGACCGGTCTTATAATTACTTTTTTATGGGGCTTGTATATGGCAGATGTCCGAGTTATTTTGTCTGGTGCGGTTATGGGCGTTTGCTACTGGCTAGGAGGTTTATTTGAGAAACTTTATCCACTCGGAAAATCCGGTTGGAATTGGGGCGAGTGGATTTTTGGAGCTTATTTGGGCGGCTGGCTGGTGTGGGTGATGCTATGAAATATATTTTAGGATTAGCCGTTTTAATGTCGGTGTGGTGCTATTATCTTAATTATAGGATAGATGTGTTAAAAAAAGAAAACACCACGCTACAAGCCGAAAAAAATAGCCTTTGCGACACTATAAGGGAGTACAAGAATGCGCAAGTGGAAGCCAATAATGAAATCAAAAATTTACGAAAGAAAATCTCGATGGATAAAACTGCTTTGGATTGGTATTATCGGCCTATTCCTGATAGCGTTAGCAAGCTGCTCAACTAGGGTTGAATATATTAAACCGATTGCGCCTGATTGTGGGGTTATGAAAACCAACGGCGATTTAATGGATTGTTATATTAAATACAGGAATACACTAGATGAAAGAAATTAAAATGGTTGTTGTCGGCGAATATGCTTGTGCTGTAAAATTAGGGCGTTGTCCTATGTTTGCGATTGATAAAAAAGACAAACTCGGAGATATGGTTGCCGGATTGCGTGAAGACTATCCAGATTGTCAAATAGTGCATGGCGGAAAGAAAGAGCGAGCCGAAGCCGCCAAAAGAATAATTATGCAAAAAAATATGAATGCCGGTAGATAACTCTGCCGGTTTTTTTGTGGGGGATAATATGGAAATATGGACGGATGCGAGCTTTGACCAAAAGAGAAAAGTTGCCGGATGGGGAGTTGTTATCAAAGAAGGCATGAAAGAACGGACTTATTCCAACTGGTTGCCGACAGATAACGTTAACCTTGCAGAAATATTTGCCATCCATACCGCTTGCGTTTTGGCGGGGGGAAAGCAATGCTCTATATACAGCGATTCAATGACGGCAATTTCATACATTAATGGAACGATTAGAGAAGACAAGCCCAGGACAAGGGAGCAGTGGATTAACCACAAAAAGATGAAATTTTGGGCATACAAGATAAGGAAGTTTAACGCAAATATAGAGTGGACGAAAGGACACAAGCGCACTTTTCAAATAGATGCAATCGGAAACAGCATGGCGGATTTGAAAGCGCGGTCTGGATTATCAAAATTTTATTTGACATTGGACAGAAAAAGAGTAAGATAATATATGAAAAAATAAAATTGCCGTTATATTTTTTTCATCTTCGCACCCGATGCACTTTTGCAAAGGGTGTTTTTTTTATTGACAATTATAATATTTTATTGTAATTTTAGGTTGTTTTAATTGTAAAGGAGATGAAGATGACCATACAACAAATTAACAACATGAACAACGATGATGAATACTTTGCATTGCCGGCCCTTTCTGCCAGCCAGATTAAACAATTTAACGAGGGCGGATGCGGAGCTTATAGATTTTGGCAATCATCACCACTCAACCCAAACAAAAAGACCAACGCAGACAAAGATGCAAGCGATGCGCTGGTTTTTGGCAAGTTGGCTCACTGCATGTTGCTTGAGCCGGAAGAATTAGAGAAAAGATTTGTTGTTGCCGATTGGGGAGCCAAGGGCAGAGATACGGCCGCATACCGAAAATTTATAAAAGATTTTGCAGACCCACGCATTATTGTATCATCTGAAGAATGGGAACGTGCCGGAAAGATGATTGCAAACTTAAGAGGGCATAAGTTGGCCGCAAGTATCATTGCCGGAGCAAAAACAGAAATGCCGATTGTTTGGAAAGATGACCAAACCGGATTATTGATGAAATGCAAGGTAGATGCCATAAAACGCACAAAGAACGGCATTGTGGTTATTGACTATAAAACATCCGGTGATATGGAGAGCTTCATCAAGTGGCCGCACAAAAACAGCTATTATTTGCAAGATGCGGTATATCGCCAGGCTATTTTTGAAAAATACGGAGAATATCCGAGCGAGTTTGTTTTTATTATGCAATCCAAAAAACCGGACGAAGAAGAAATGATTGCCATTTTGCGATACTCGTTTGAAGACGTGGAATACGCAAAAGACCGAGCCAGATATCTTACAGACACCATTGCCGAAAAATATAAACAATGGCTTGAAACCAAAGACGATAGCATCTGGCAGCCATACCCAAACATCATTGAGCTGCACTTGAGCCAATGGGTAACAAACAAGCAGGCGGAAGAAGAAATATAAGCCTAACAAATCCCCGGAGAAAAATCTGGGGTTTTTTTTGTTTTTTGTGTTGACAATTACAAGAAAACATTATAATTTTATAGTGTTTTAATTTTAATGAGAGGAAAAAACAATGACGGAAAATGTTCCAGTAGTTCAAGAAACCAAAAAGGTTGACGTTGTTCAAAAATATGTGGATGAATTATCGGCCGGTTGGGTTCGAGTTTTGCCAAAGATTTGCACCCCGGAAAGATTTGCCGGGGTGCAAATC